GGCGCGGGTCATGTGCCGGAAGCCTTCGCCCGGATAGTTGCAAAGTGGGGGGAGTTTGGCGACCTTGGCCACGGCTGCCGCGGCCTCCTCAGTCGGGGGCTTGTAGTCTTTGATTTCGTCATGGCCGATGGTCGTGCCCCAGTGCCCCGATACTGTGACGCTATCGCGATTCACGCGCAGAATCGTGAACCACTCGCCGCGGCGTAGGACCTGGCCGCCGGGCTTGAAGTCGTGCCGATCTGAGACAAGGCCCCCAGATTCGGCCAGCATTGCCCGCTCATACGTGAGGCGGTTCTCGATGTGTGAAATCCAACGCTCGGCCCACGCGATAGACCGCTCGCATCCCTTCCGGGCGATCTCGGACGCCTGAGCCGGCGTGATGATGGCGTGATCTTCCCCGTTGCTGCCGCCGAGCGCAGACCAAAGGGACATGGAGCCTTCGTACTGAGAGGCGGGAAGCTCGCGGGGGTAGTCCTTGAGTGGGAAGCACCCAGAGGAACTAAGAGGCCCGTCCAAATATCCCGAGACGTGCAAAGCCTGCTCGCGCGTCGTGACCTTCTCCCACCGGGCGATACTGGCGACGGCCTCGGCCTTGGTCTTGTTGAACTTCCGGAGATCGGCTTCTAGGCCCTTGATGCGACGCGCCCGCACGCCGGGTAGCTCCTTGTACTTGGCGTGAGCGAGGGCGCCGGCCGCGCGATCCTTCCAGTACTTCGCGGTCTCCCACATCTTGACGGCCCGGCGCATCCCATTCTCAATCTTCTCGGCATCCTTGCGGGCTCGCCGTTCGGAGTGATGGCCCACCAGAATGGGCTGGCCCATCGGGATCCCGCTCGTGATCTCTGAGACGGCCTCGCGAGCCCGTTCCGCGTCCTTCTCGCGTGATCCCTGGTAGTCCTCGAACCGCTCGGCCCGCTCCTCTGCACGCTCGGCCAGCGTCGTATCTTCGTCGCCGATCCCGTCTTCACAGAGGGATTCGAGAAGGTCCGCGCGGTCTGGCGTCCACATCGGAGCGACGAAGAGACCCTGTTTGGCCGCCCACGCGAAGCCCGCGGCCTTGACCCGCGCGTATGTGTCAGAGTCGAGGCGGGAGGATGCGTATAGCCTGAGCTTATTGTCTTCGGGCGAATAGGTCGCCGTGTACGTCGTCATCTTCAATCCCTTCATGGGTGTCAGCCCACGGCGGTCGCGCCCAGCGCCACAAGCGAAGGGAAAGCACGGCCGCCCAAAACCACCCCGAAACCTCTCGGATTCGGGGTAGGTAGATCATCCAACCAACTCTCCGCACTCCACGGCCTGGAGCATCGCGCGACCGTTGTTCTTCACCTTCTGAGCGAGCTTCACGTAGGCATCCGGTGACGCCCCACCCAACCCCTCAGCCTCGGCGATTGTGCGGACGCGGTCGGCGAAGACCTTGGCGAGACCTTGATTGGTCAACCTGACAGGGACGCATCGGGAGAGCAAGGGCCCCGCGTCGATATCGTCTTCAAAGAGCGCGTCTTGGCCCTCGCGAGTGGTGGTGAACACCACAATGCAGCGAGGGGAGAGGCGCTCAAGGATGCCGAGCATGGTGCGAACCGACGGCCGGCGCATCCCGTGAGCCTCATTGATGATCCAAGCCCGGCCGCCCTTGCCCCATGCGGTGAGGGACATGGCCCGATCAATGTCAGCGAGCTCGGACGCGCCGACCTGATCCCCCGCGTCGTATTCAGTGACGAAGAACGGATCGGCGACTTCGCGAGCGAGGATCCGCGCGATGGTGGTCTTGCCAGTACCCGATGCGCCACTCACCCAAAAGGCCTTGCCACCGATGCCACGAGCGAGCATGAGGCGGAGTTTCGCGACGGCCGCATCCTGGCCGACGACTTCGTCAAGAGTGGTGGGACGATACTTCTCAGAGAGTGGCATCAAAGTGCACCCCCTTCCGTGAGGATGCGAACCTCAGCTCCACGGTACTCTGGGAAGTTGAGATACTCCCCAACGATCGCGGCGACAGTGGATGGATCGGCGGCACGGCCGATCCAATGCGATTCGCCCTGGACAATGAACCAAACGCAGTAGATCATGGAAAGCTCCCTGTGAAAGCTCGTGTCAGCGAGCAAGCCTCACCCAGCGGCGCTAGCCGATGGGTGGGTGGGTGATTAGAAGGGGATTCCGTTCGCCTTCACTTCCGCGTGAACCAGAACCCTCGTGCGGTTCACGTACTGGCCAACACTCAGGCGGCTCTCACCGTCATCCTCGCTGCTAACCTGGAAACGCTCGACGGTGCCGTCCGCGTAGGTCACAGTGTCAACACCCATCCGGGTGCGGTCAAAGCTACCGAACGCCCAACCCCCACCCATGACACCATCGACGTAGTAGTCACGCTGCCATGCGGTACGTACGCGAGCAACGCGGCGAGTCTTAGTGAGCGTCAGTGGTACAAAGGTCAGCATCGTTGGTCCCTTTCTGTGGCCTTTAGTAGGCCTTTGGTGATCCCTCGTGTCAGCGAGGGAGCTACATGGTACTACATTCGGCTACACCACGCAAGGGGATGCAGAGAATATCTGTAGAGATTGTGAAAATAGTTGGGGCGAGCGAGTGGGTGAGTGGCTCATCTATAGATAGAGAGTGAGCCAAGCTCGAGCACTACCAGGTAGTGAGCCACTCGAGCGAGCCACCATGGTGGTGGGTGGTGAGTGAGCGAGTGGGTGAGTAGGTAGGTGAGAGAGCAAGCGAGCGAGGCGAGCGGTGCGTCGTCCGATGCGCTTGCGTGAGCCTTTCCCACCCCTTTCGCTACCCTTTGCGTGCACTGTGCCAGCGATTGGCACAGGTGCGAGGCTCACGTGAGCGTAAGTCGTGTGCGTTGGGTGGCTTACCATCGTCTGGCGTAGCCTCGCGTCCGTCAGTTGACCCCCCCCAGGGGGGTAGTCGCGTGGACGTTCGATGTCGACGACCCCCTCGTCAGTTCCCGGCACAACATTTTGGCCACTCTCCCCACCAGCCCCTTCGAGGTAGTTTTGCCAAAACTACCTTTCACTACCTTTGCATGGTCAACCTCCCCTCGACGGCTTTCACCGTGAGGGGTCGCTCGGTCGTGTCATTGGATGTCGTGTGGACATCGACCGTGTAGGTCAAGTCGAGAAAAGCGAGGCTGCGTGAGCGTGGCCCTGACGGGCCACCGTCTTCTCCGCTTCTCCGCTGCGCTGCGCGAGCTGCGAAGACGGTTTTATCTTACGCCAAGGTAGCCCCTGCGGGATGGGAGTCAAGAATGTGTAGTTTTGTGAACCTCTCCTGCTCTAAAAACGCGGCACTTTTTTTGGAAATCTGGAAGATTTTGGTTTTGGGCCAAAAACTCGCTCAAAATTTAGGTACCGTACAGAAGGCTTCTGATAGGACAGCGTACTTATTCTGTAAGGACGTAGGTTTACACTTTGTCTGGATATGGTCTGGGTGCTAGACGGTAGGGGGGGCTTATGGCAATGTTGCCATAAGCCCGGCAAAAACCCTGAGTTGCGGCCTCAATGCAACCGGATTCGGTTGCATTTGCCAAAGCAACCAGATTTGGTTGCTCTACTCCTCATCCTCTTCCTCTGCTTCGTGGTCGCACAGCTCTGATCCTGCACGCAGCAAGGCGGCCTGGATGTCTGTCTCGCTGCCGTGGAGGGCACGCAGGTCCATGACGGTGGTGCCGCGGGAGAGGCGGACTAGCAGGACCACGCAGCCGAAGTGCTCGGAGAGGATCGACATGGCGTGTGCGACGGGGTCGAGGAACGGGGCACACGCCTCGCCGGCGTCCTTCTTCCGCCGGACCTTGGGCTTCTCGGGGTCGGGCGGCGTGGGCGTGTCTGTGGCGGCGGTGGTCATGGGTGCACCTCAACTGGTAAACAATGCTTTCACGTTGCCCGGATCACGTCGCAGTGGATCATGGTCTTGTTGTCACCCGATGAGGCGGTGAACTTGAGCCACCACGCGCCAAGAGGCTTGGGTGGGTGGCCCTTCTCGACGGCAAAGCCCCCCTCGCCGATCCCGTACTCGTCCTTGTAGGTGGGGCACTTGATGCCGATGCAAGGCCGCCGCTCGATCTCGCCAAGGTCGGTGAGTCGCAGGCGGGTGTATTCCATCTGCCATGCGTCGTGGGTGTGGCCCGAGAGGACGAAGTCGGCGTTTTCGACGTAGGTCATCTGGCGGTGGAGCTGGATGGTGTCCTTGGTCACGGGGCCGCCGCCGGCGTAGCCGTGGGTGTACCAGAGCTTCTTGGTGATCCGGCGGCCCTGGTAGTCGAAGGCGAAGGCGATCCAGCCCGTGTAGCCGCCGGCGATGATCTCTGAGCCTGTGAGGGTGTTGAGCCGCTCGGCGAGGTGGGCGGTCAGGTTGAACTCGTGATTCTTGTAGACGGCCGTCTCGTGGTTGCCCTGGCCCATGAGGATGAAGTTGTGGGCGAATGGGCGGTAGTAGTCCGCGGCGGTGCGGTAGAGGGAGGCGATGTACTCACCCTCGCAGTGCTCGGGGCGGATGCTCCGCTTGTCGCTGCGCTTGTCGTACTTGCCCTGCATGGCACAGAAGAGGTCGCCAGCGTCGATGATGCCCGCCCGGCGGTCAAGGGCTTGTTCGAGGTGCTTGTATTCGAGGTCTCGGTGGCATTTGGGGTTGTCCCAGTGGACGTCGGAGCGAAGCAGGAACCACTGCTCCCAGTTGACGACGCTGTCGATGGGGACTTCGACGCGGATGGCGCCCGGCGATGTCTGCCGGAACTTGAACGGCACAGTCTTCGTGGCTGGCATTGAAGTCTCCGGCGGACCTTGACTTGTTGGAAGGAGCCAAATCTGTCACTTTCGGGTGAATCCGCGATGGTGGATGACGGTGTCTGAGGAGTCCATGAGGCCGCATTCGCGGGCGAAGGCCAGCGACTCTTGGAGGAGTTCGTCGGCCTCTTGGCGGCGGCGGATCTCACGCGGGTCGCTGGCGAGGTCTTGCTGGAAGGCCTTGACCAAGCCGGCGAGGGCATCGAGTTCGTCGTCGTGCTTGAGGCACTTGGGCTGGCGGGTGATGCGGGTGATCTGGTGCTGCAGGTCGGTGTTCGCCGCTACCGCCCGGTCGAAGCAGACGCGGTGGTTGCCGAGCACGGGCTCGAGCGTGTCGATGATCCTCAGTTCCTTCTGGCCCGTGGCGTTGACGCTCTCGACGCTGCAGGCCCACCCGTCGGGAGTGGTTGGGTCGTCGCCGGCCTTGACGAAGAGGGACTGGACGACGGGCTCTAGGAGCTGCTGGAACATGCCGCGTCCGAAGTTGTCCTCGATGATGAGGCGGTTGATGCGGAAGCGTGCGGCGGCGAGGGCGAGCTCTTGCATGGCTTCGGCGGTGGAGCCGCCTGGGTAGCCCTTGACGTGGCGGACGTAGATGGTGGCGTTGATGAGGCTGCCGATGGCGACGCCCGTGTTGTCGGCGCCGCGGCCGGATGGGTCCACGAACATGATCGTGGGGCCGTAGGGGACGTAGTCGCGGTCGATAAAGACGGGCCTGTGGAAGCGGTCGGTGCCGAACCCAAGGCTGGGGATGTCGGTGATGGCCGTGGAGCCGTTGGCGTCGCTCTTGCCCCACGTCAGGCTTGCGGGGGCCTTGCGGGGATCGAGGTCAAGGACCATGATGTCGGAGAGCCTGAGCGGGTAGCGGTTGACCTCGCCCATGTTCTTGACGAGCATGCACTGCATGCCGAAGGAGCGGGCGCCCTCGGCCTCGAGGTCGGCGATGGCGACGCGGTCGAAGCGGTGGGCGAAAACGATGTCGCCGGGCTTCTTCTCACCCCGGTCAAGGCGGCCTTGGATGAGCGGGGCGAGGTTGAGGATGTCCTGGTCGCGGCGGGGGTAGAGGATGGGCCAGGAGCGGAAGAGGTAGCCACGCTCGGCGAGCTTGAGGTAGAGGCTCTCTTCGTGGTGGTAGGTGCCGATGTAGACGATCTCGGTGGGGTCGGTGGAGGTCTTCTCCTCGGGCGTGTCGGTGGGGAGCTCACCGTAGAGGATGAACTTGAACTCCTTGACGGCCTCGTCCAACTTGGTGCGGGCGTCGAAGGTCTCGGTGTTGGAGGGGGTCTCGACGTCGTCGGGGATGATGGTGTGGGCACGGTTGCCGGGGAGCTGGCCGTCGATGCCCATCGCGGTGACGCTGGCCTGACGGTTCGGGGAGGCTGGCCCCACGTCGAACATATCGCGGTTGTCGCGCTGGCTGGGCCCGGGGCGAAGGTGCTGGAGGAACCAGATCGTGTCGATCCAGTCGCGCAGGAGCTTCACCGTCTTCTTGGCCTCGCCCTGAGATTTGCTGACGATCAACACCCTTCTATCAGCGTCGCGAAAGAGTCGCCAAAGGGCGATGATGGCGGTGCCGAAGTGGGTCTTGCCGATCTTGCGGGGGGCGAGGACGCCGCGGAACTTGTTGGGGAGGGCGATGCCGGCGGCGAAGCGGATGATGTCCTTCTCTTCGTCTCCGAGCGGGGCGTAGCGGTTGAGGTTGCGGTCCTGCCAGATTTGCTCAGCGAAGAAGACCGGATCATCGCGCAGTCGCTTGATCAGGTCGGCGGCTTGGCTCATGGTTTACGCTGTGGCTGCGTCGTCGTCGCGGGTGTTGACGGGGGGAAGCTGAACAGGCTTGCCCGCGAACTTCATGCGGCTCTCGGCCTTCTTGATCAGGTCTGCGGTGCTGGAGCCCTCGACGGCGAGGCCGCCGAGTTTGAGGTCCTTCACGCGCTGGCGGATCACGTTGAGCATGGCGGCGGTGAGGTCGATCATCTCGACCTTCGCGTTGCCCTCCTCGTCGGTGACTTGGATGCGGATGCCGCCTTGTTTGAGGAGTTTGTAGAGGTAGCCGTCCAGAAGCTCGGCTGTGTCGCTCCTGAGCGATTCGAGGCTGGTGTGGTCTTCGTCGTGGTCACTCATAAAACTGCCTCCAAGAGCATGGGCCGGGCCGCAGCCTCCGCGATGCGGCGGCGGGCGATCTCGACGTACTCGGCCTCACGCTCAAAGCCGACGAAGTTGAAGCCCTCCAGCATTGCGGCTTTGCCGGTGCTGCCGCTGCCGGTAAACGGGTCAAGCACGGTCCCGCCCGGCGGCGTGACTAGGCGGCAGAGGTATTGCATGAGGGCCGTGGGCTTGACGGTGGGATGGGGATTGGAACGCGGCCCGGACTCGGCGGATGGTGGCCGCTCGCCAGAGGACACGCGGTAGTCTTGATCGGTCCACTTGTTGCCGTTGGGTCGGTGGATCGAGGGCATGTCCTCTAACCCCGCCTCCCGATCCGCCTTGCTCGCCTTGGGGCAGTAGAAGAACCGCGCGGCGGAGCCGGAGTCGCCGTAGGTCTCCATCGTCGTAAAGCCGCCAGCCGCGTCCGCGCCGTAGGCGTTGCGACCACCGACGCCAGCCGTCGTGCGCGTGGGCATCATCTTCCCGCTCTTCGTCTCCGGAAACCCCGCCAGCACCTCATCGCTGCCGTCGTGGATCAGGTTCGCGGGCCATCGACCGGCGTTGAGTGGAACAATGTCACACGCGCCGTTGATGCCGTGCCCGTAAACGCCATTGCTCGCACCTTTGGGCGGGTTGCCCTTTGTTGTGCCGCCGTCCGTCCCCACCCGGCACCCATCCACATTCACCGCCCCCGTCCCGTGCTGCATGACATTGGCCGCCACCGTGCCGGGGAAGGGCTTGCGGGCCATCGTGATCGGTTCAAGGGCGGGCTTCAACGCCGTGCCCCAGCCCTGCCACTGGCGGGCGGCTGGCGTGGCGGGTGCGGTCAGTTCAAGCGTGTCCCGTGTCGCGTGTGTTTCGTACATGGCATCGGCACGCCCCGATGTTGCGCCACCTTGACCGCCGATGATTCGTGCCGTGCCCGTGAGTGGACGGCTGCCAATCACCTCACGCTCGGCCCCCGCCTCCCGGTCTATCGCCTTGCTCACGTCGTGAGACTTCGGGAATCCCGACCCGTACACCCAAGCAATCATGTCGCGGATCTCAAACCCCGCG